TTCCTGTCTTGGAGAATAGAAAGCTGGAGCACCAGTTGTGGGAGAAATAAACTTAACAGCACCTGCTGTGCCTTCTGGCACCATTTGAAAGCCTTTAGAAACCTGTAGTTCTTCCGCAGGTGTTAACCTACCTTCAGTTATTCGCGTTTGCTCTGCCTGTTTCTGTTGGAATTCAGCGTCTGACTGTGCTGCTTGTTTATTCATCAGATCGCTTTTATTCAGGCTGTCTTTTATGCCCAATATGCCACTAGCTAACTGCACACCTTGCAGAATAGTTTCTAAAGGATCTTTTCGCCTAGATTGTGGCATATTAACTTGAGCCATTACGCTACTCCATTACTTCTGTTTAGTTTTAACGCAGCTGCTGTCAGCATCGGCATGTACTGCTGCTGTACTTCTGGTGGTTGGGATTGCAATTCTATCCTGGCATTATTTAGTGCTGTTTGTTGATCAGGCAATGTCGGCATCTCTGTTTTGCCACCCATTCGGCGCTCAACAGCAGACATCCCTGGCTGATTAGTAGCTCCAAGCATATCTAGACCACCTTTAGCAGCACCACCCAAAGCAGCTCCGGTACCTGCAGCGCCTAAAATAGCAGGCATCGCGGCAAGTGAAGCTCCACCAGTTGGGATAGCTAAAAGACCAGCACCAATGGCACCGGCCAAAGGCAGAAAACCTGATGCCTTATCCATTGAACTTTGTTTCTTAGGTATGTTTACTTGAGCCATTATTTTACCAACCTAATTGAATGTTATTTGTATCACCAAAATTATCTAAACCTTTATAAGTTCGCGTCCCAATATCGCCAATGCGTCCAAAAATATCTTTTTTATTAGCTTCAGATTTAGCCATGTCCATATTGAAGTTATTGATCATTTTTTCATATTCAAAGTTTTTATCGAATTGTCTTTGTTGCTCTTTGAACTGTTGCGCCCATCTTCTGCCCTGTGCATCATCTAGAGTTCTAGCAAATTGGTTTTGCTTTCTTTGCTGCCAATCAGCAAATTCTCGTCCCAAAGCAGCTTGCTCCGATGCATATGCTTGAGAATCAATTCGCTCACCCTTAGCAAAAGCTTGTTGCTTTTTGAGCATCAAATCAGAAAAAGACTGGCTAGAAACACGCTCGCCAGTAGCAAATTTCTGTTGTGCTTCTCTTTCGCCAACAGCGAATTTTCGAGCCTCTTGAATATCTGCTTGTCTGCCTTTTTCAGCTGATTCAGCTGCTTGGATTTCTCCAAATCTATTGCCCAACTGCTCTTGGCTTTTCTGTTCGACTACTTGCTGCTGTTTTATGGCTTCACCTGAGCCTTGCATACCCAATTGAGCAAAGCGCCTTTGAATAGCTTCATTGGCAGCTTGTTTACCTGCTGTTGTTTCTTGAGAAGCTTTTTTTCTAGCTTGCTCGAACATTGCGTATCTGTCAAAAGGCTGCTCTGCCATTATCTGAATCCTTTATTGTTATAAACAAAGTTCATTCCCAAAACCTTGAACTTTTGCCCAACTGTGTTTTGATTGCTGAATTTGAATTGAATACGCTTACCTTTTCTTGGAGCAAGAAAAACCCTATCTTCACCCTGAGCAGCACCACCACCCCAGCTGTCAATATCCCAACGCATTGAACCCCAAAGTGATCCACCAGGATTTAAATCCACTTGAATATTGTCGGCTCCACCAGTATCAGAATCAATTCTGACACCAAAGTTCATAAACCAGTCACCAGACTTCTCATAAAATAACTGGGCATATCTGAAATCTTTGAATATGTTTTCTTCACCAGACACACCAGTAAATTCCTTAGACCAATAATAAGAATCTATGGCAGCACCATCATCATTGTAGCTGCCAGATTCCATCTTATAAACAAAGCCTGTTGCAGTACTAGACGAATAATAAAGATTGCCGTTATAAACGGTGAATCTACCGGGATTCAATCCAGTATACGGCACCCAAGAATCTTTTTGCTGCTTTACTCTTGTAGTGCTGAAATCAAAGCAGTAAATGCGGTTGTTGGTTGTGAGACCTTCTCCGTATGTCACAGATATATATGCTTTGTTTTTATAAATAGTAGAATTGATCATGTTCAAATAGCCAGACTGGACTAAATCCATGTCTTGGGAAATCTTATTTGACCTCATATCAGACACAATAGCAGCACTAGTCAGCAGTGACACATCAGGGTTTATTGTCTGGCCAGCAATAGCGGCAAATCCGATAAACTTGTCGTTTTCTACCGCTGGAAACATCAACTGATTATTAAATGGAAATATTCCAAACGGTGACTTAGTACCATAATTGGCCTTTACCCGTATTCCATTCCAATCGGTAGGATCTGTGCTACTCATGTAAATCATCCAAGGATTTACAGCGCAAAAGACCACGATAGAATTGTCATAAACAGCTAAAGCCTTTGGAATATCAAAGGAATTGTCGCCGATTCTAATAAACGAAGTTGACTTAAAAACGTAGGGATTACCAATTTCAGAATACTTCACCAAATTTGTGGCAGGATCTATGCAAAATAGCCTGCCCTGATGGTAAACAATCGACGAATAATTAGGCGGAACGCCATTGTCTGTTGGCGCTGCAGTACCTAAAGCAGCATCGGCGATACCATCTTCATAGGTTGTGGTGGTATTGTCGTTTATCGTCGCTAGTCTTTTATATGATGATCCGCCAGCTTCTGTTCGATAAAGATACCGCGAATTGACGCCAAAGCTCGCTGGAGCTACAGGAATATTACTAAGTGCAATATTTTCAGCTGCTGCTGTCAATGTCGCAGTCACTGGAGAAATATCAGATTCAACTAAACCGCTATTGATATAAGTCATCGCATAACGATAACCGCCAGTTAGCACAGAGCCTGTGCCAGCTGTTGCTACCGTCATTGTCGTGGTAGCTGCATGAACACCATGCCTAGTAAAGCTATGGCTGTCACCGCCATACTTATAAGGTGTTTGTGATCCATTGCCAAAAAAGATGTAATTCTCATATTCAGCGGAATAAACCGAAGCACCAGCGGAATAGATGGATTGCGCACTAGGTACAGTTGAAAATGTAGTTACTGCCATTTGATACAATGTGCCATTGTACCAAGCAACCATTGTCTGACCGCCATCATTGTCATGTCTGACATAAAGACCATCACATACATATGAACCAACTGGTGCTGTATTGAACTTTGAAACGCCTTCCCTAGTCGCAACAGCACCATCAGAAAATACCACGTTGGCGCATGAAGGACTTTCATTGTCCTGAATCAGCGCGCGTTCAAACTCATTATTTAGACCACCATCAAAAGATAGTCGTCCCTTCTGTGGATATCTTCTGTCGTTATAATTGCTCAATATTCCGCTCCACTACATGCCCAATCTCTTACCACGTGGAAGTTATCGCCAGACTTCTTTTTCATCTGGTGCCGCTTTATGCGCTTCAATGATCCTTCCCAAAGATTTCTATGGTAAGAACTCATGTTAGCGTTTTGATCTTTGGCATACATTACAGAAAGCAGTAGATCCAAAATATCTAGATGATATTCGATAGGCACTTCTAAAACTGAAGAACTTGTAACAGCTGCAGGACGATTGAAGGTAAATACTTCAATGGTCAATCCTGCTGTATCTGGTGTCGGATATAAAATCATCTCACCATTCCACAAAGCGTATTGTGTCGGCGTCCCTGTCTGCTCTGTGGTTGATGTCTTTGGATCAGAATTTAACGTGGTAAACGTCAACGGCTTGCCGTCATATTCCACGCGCCTAATAGCAAAGGCGTTTGTCGGATAAGCGTATTCTCTGGTGTTATCCACACTAACGGTTGTGTATGTATTTTCAATAACCATGGCTTCGGTAGCCATTTGCATGCAGCCTTGATAAATAACATCCATCAGCATCGCACTAGAGAAGTGTGGATCGCCAATGGCGTTATATCTGTTTCTAGCAGCTGTCTCTAATTCGCTAGGTGTCATGATTGTGTCCAAGTAGGAGTGTTTTGAGAATTGTCAGTGTACACTGGAGCTGATCTTGATCCCGATGTATAGCTAGGAAATAGCCTGTTGTCCGGATCTGTCGCACCGCCTTGCAGCACATATGTGTAGCCAGCACCATCAGTCAAAGAAACCAGATTCATTGAACTACCGATCGAAAACGTATTGGTAAAAGATCGGTAAATTCCTAAGCCAATAGCATCAGTTATCGTAACCGTTTCAGATATCCATTTTCCTATATCAACAGCCGTATCTTTGGTGTTCCCCCAGTAGTCAACTCCCCAAACCATAACGTCCCAAAGGCTAGGCTTTCCCGGTCCTTGCGGGTTAAGTGAATTGCTTATGGTTATGGATAAATCTGCCATCGTTTACCATCAGGTAATTGTTACTTCTGTTGTCACAGTCAACGTATCATTTGCACCTTTGTTCACTACCGCTTCTGTATCCCTAGAAAACATGGTCCCACCAGTTGAACTCGAAAATAGCCCATATTCCACTATTGCGCCGGTGCCTACACCGGATGTAAATGTTGCTGTACATCGGTAAACGGCATTTGACACATAAGAAACTGTGCCAGTTGTCCTAGCCGCTTCAATGCCTAGAGCCGTATTAGCAGCAGCTTCAGCAGTTGAATCTGTGCCGATCGCAATATATTTACATGTAAAGGTAGATGCTGCTACAGCAGCAGAATACATAAATGAGGCAAGGAATTCTAAGCCAACTGTGGTGATGACGTTTTTGCCGGATAGCTGCTGTTTTATGTTTCCGTTTTCATCCTGTAACGTAATGTACCAGTGGCCAACTATCTTTGGTTGACCACCATAAACGGATTCATAAGACATTTTTATCCCTCTAGTTCTAAAAGTTCTTTCTTGGCGTCATCGTCAACTAAAGAATCAATGTGCTTGTGGCGAATATGGCTTTTCAGCCCTGCAGCACTTGCCGCTACTTCACCGCACTTCATACATTTATGTTCTTCTTTGGCAGGCTCTTTAGAGGCTCCAGCTTTTATTTCTTCGACCCTAATGCATTTCATCGATTCTATTGTTTGCACACCACCTTTATTGAATTTAGGTGGATAGAATTGACCGCGAAATAAAACTGCCTCTTCTGAATCCATCTCAATTGATCCCTTTGACGGGATATTGAGCATTGTGCCTTTGAACATTTCTTTATGATCGATAACGTTGTCATTCCAAACGCGCACCATTGACATAGTAAACCCCTAAAATAAATAGTGAATAAATAGTAAATAAAAATTAGCTACCGTAAACCATAACGTAAAATTCATCGCCATTTGTCGCTGCAGTAACAGCGATCGTGCCAGCAGCAGCTGTGCCTGATTCAAGGGTGTTGATCTTAAACTTGACTGCTGCAGTAGTCATTGATTTTGGCGTAACTTGAACAGCTGTCACTTGATTAAATCCTGTTACAATCGTACCTGTTGCAGCGTCTGCTACACAGGAATAAAACTGCACATTCTTGTTACCGAATACCGATCTTTCCAAAAGACTATTTGAAAAAGCCATTTATAACCCCTTAAAATAAGATTTTTTTCTGAGCATTTTCTGGATCCATTGCCTGTTCCTGCATATGTCTGCTCATGTTGAACATATCAAGGCACTTATCTAGATCCATTTGCTTTATTGTATGGATGTTTCCATCCGGATAGCTACCAAGGCAACCGCCTTCACTGCAGTTGATGTAAATCCCTGGTATCTGAATAGAAACCCATTCGAACCACGATTTAAAATTTGCATAAGATTGCCAACTCGGAACTTTATTTCCATATGTATCGACTAGCGGAATACATTGCCCCATCTTGGCGTCATACTTGGAATTCCAAGCATGAAATTTACGATCATATCCAAAGCTAAAATCAGATCCGACAAATACTGTCGCCGAACACCCGAAAAAAGCTTTAGCGATATACATGCAAGCGCCTAGCACATTACCACCATTTGATACCATGCAATGAAACTTTTCAATCGCGTCAACTGCATCCTCATAATCCTTATCAGGCACTGGAGCATTAAAGAGATATATTTGACCTTGCCATTTTTGAAAAAGACGCGGATCAGATCCAATGAATGCAATCAACGTCCTTTCCTTGGTCAAGGCCCAATATTCATCCTCTGACTTGGCACCGCCTTCCGACACTTCTTCCAGGACAATTTCACCGGCATCTAGGCTAACATAGTAGTCAGCTGGAACACCGTTATCCTCAAGGAAGTGGAAGTTATGCAAACAGCTTAATAAAGGGATCGTTCCACGATCCTTAAGCTTGTCTGCATTGAACTTCAGGCTTCCGCCAGATCCAGCCACAATCGCAGGCTGATAAAGATATTTACCAAATAAATTACCAAGGGATTTATCTTTGAAGTTACCAAAAAACTTTTTGTTTTCACCTATATTCTTCAACCATTTTCGACTAAAGGCATCAATCGTAACAGCGTCATTAGCTACTGCATTCGATCTCAATTGCTGAGTGTTAACTGGCTGATGTACTATTATAGGCTGATATTCACAAATTATTTCTCTGGTCTTCAAAATAAATTCCCCTGGTAAATAAATGGTAAATAAATATTAGTAGCAAGAAACGTATGCTAGTCCTGTTGCACTTGAAACAATGGCTTCCAAAGCTTTACCAACAGCTGGAGCAACGTTTCCAGTTGTGTTAGATGCCTTGTAGAACAGACCATTGCCGCCAATCTCAAGCAAGTCAC